GACCGTTCTAGATATATTACACTTAATAGGAAACCAGATGATATTGATGATGAAATATTATTAGATGATTTGGTGTATAATAATTTAAGACACGATAAAGAAACTAAAGAAGAAATATCAAAGATTATAAAGTTTTCTCAGAGTAGATTAACTGATTTATTCTTAATAGGTAAGTCTATATGGACATTACTATATGATAATGTTTCAATACGAATTGTACATAATCAACTTAAAACTAATGATACCGGTGAGGATAACACATATACTAAAGCTGGTGTAGGATTTTTTTACATAATATATGATGAATTATTATACGTATATCAATATAAAATTAATACGTACACTAAAACAACTAATGAAAATAAATGTAAAGTAGATTTGATTTATAAAGGTAATGTAATAGATGTGACCGATAAAAAAACTATAACTAATTTGATTAAAAATAATTATAAGTTACCGATTAATCGTTTAAATGATGATGAAATATTAAATAATATTGAAGATGCGTATCCAATTTTTAGGGTTAGGTATGAAGAAAAGTTTCCATTAGAAGGTTCTATTTTATCTATAGCTAAGAGAAAAGTTATGAACTATATTTTTCAAACAATTAAAATTCAAGAATTAAAGTCCTAAGATGAGTAACATTAAACTTAAAAAACCTGACCATATTGTATGGGATGAGGAGACTCAAAAATATAACGCAAATATATTACCTTATGGAAGTAGTGTGTCTGCACCTGTTATTAAGATAGAAGACATTTCATCCTATAAACAAAGGAATGTACAAAAGATACAGAAAAAATTCAATAAAAAATACCAAGAATTAGTAGATGAATATAATAATTTAGTTGATGAAGTTAAATTAAATCAAATAGTGTATGAGTCTAAATTTTCTTTTGAGCCAATAATAGGTCATATTTATCATCTTTATTATGGAGATAATGGAAAATATTTCTTATCATTAATAGAACCTGAAATGTGGAATCAAGAATTTGTTCTAAGTGTTGAACTAAATTCTGAACATAAATGGGTCTTAATAAAAAAACCTCAAAACTAATGAAACTTCAAAACCCTATAGACGTTAATATTACAGATAAAACTGTATCAGTTCTTTTAGCGGGTGGTTTGGGTAATATGATGTTTCAGACAGCAACCTTAATGGTTTACGCTAAAGAAATGGGTTACAACCCAATTGTTGGTTATTGGACTACACATCAATCAGAGAGTTCTAAATTTAATAAACATCTTAATCGAAATGGTAGAAATATACATTTTGACCCATGGGGTGGACACATATTAAAAGACCCGCATATATCATTTGGAGACGTTTACCCTAATCTACCATGGTTCGACAGTAGACCTAACGCCTTTGAATGGTGGTTTGACCAAAGTTTAGGGTGGGATATTGATACTGGTGAAGGTGGGGTGTACTACGATTTAAAACAAAAAGTAAAACCACCTTATCTATTTCAGGGTTACTTTTTTAATAAATTGTATTGGCATCACGAGAGGGATTACATCTTAGAACTATTCGAGCCTGATGAAAACATATCAAATTATATCGAATATAATTATGGGGGTTTATTTAAAAATAGTGTCTCCTTACATTTAAGGATGGGTGGAGGTAGACAAGATAATTTTTTTGATATAAAATTAATACCTGAAGAGTGGGTTATTAAAATTTTAAATAATGAGAGTGAGGGACATAAAGTACTTGTGTTTTCAGATAATTTAGAATCCGCCAAAAATTTTGTAAACAAATTAGGATTTCCTAAGGAAAAGTTTGTTTATATTGATGAAGACCCGTATATTGCGGTTCATATGATGAGTATGTGTGACAAGCATATATTATCAAACTCAACGTTATCATTTTGGGGAGCGTATCTTGATAAGAAACAAGAAAATGAGTATACTTTTATTCATGAAAGTTTTTTTGAAAGACATCCTTATAGTATGATACCTTACAATAAATGGAAAATTAACAATTAAATTATATTATTATGGGTGAAAAATTTGAAATACCAACAGAACGTATGAATATGTTAACAGGTAAACTTAGGGTACCTATTCATATTAATTACATATCAGATTACATTTTATGCGAGTCGACAGAAAAAACGAGAATAATTTTAAAACAATTAATTAATAGAGACTTAATAGAAGTTAGTAAACACGCTGATGACTATTATGTTTTAAAGGCTAAAGGTAAAGGTAATGAGTAAAGAATTAGTATCACACCCTGACCATTATGGTGGTGAAGATAACCCATATGAGGTTATAAAAATAGCAGAAGCTACAGGGTTAGATAAAGATGCGTATCTATTTAACGTATTAAAGTATATAGTTAGAAGTGGAAAAAAAGATGACAACCCACCTGTACAAGATTTAAAAAAAGCGTTATTTTATTTAGATAGAAGAATTAAAACAATTGAACAAAATGGAGAAGAATAAAATTTATTGCGGTGATGGCCGTAAACTTATGTCGGAGATGTCCGAAAAAACAGTAGACTTAGTCGTTACTAGTCCACCTTATGGTGTTGGTATTGATTATGATAGTTGGGATGATGATAAAGAAATAGCCGAGTACTGGAAATTTACAAGAGAATGGTTAAGAGAGACTTATCGAGTACTTAAAGACGATGGTCGTATAGCACTAAACATTCCTTACGAGATTAACAGACAAAAAAAAGGTGGTAGAATATATTTTTCCGCTGAATTTTGGATGATAATGAAAGAGATTGGGTTTGGTTTCTTTGGTATTGTAGATTTAGAAGAAGATTCCCCGCATCGTTCAAAAACAACTGCTTGGGGTAGTTGGATGAGCCCGTCTTCACCATATATTTATAATCCTAAGGAGTGTGTGATTCTTGCTTATAAGAAAAAACATAAGAAAGATATTAAAGGAACACCTCAATGGAAAGGTGAGTTTCAAATGGTTCCTAATGAAAAAATTGAAGGTGAGTTTAGAAAGAAGTTAGTCTATGAGGATAAAGATAAAAAAGATTTTATGTCTTTAGTCTTTGGTCAGTGGAATTATTTTGCGGACACAAGACAAAAAACAAAGGCGACATTTTCATTGGATATACCATATAGAGCGATTAAAATTCTTTCATATAAGGAAGACGTAGTTATGGACCCATTTAATGGGAGTGGGACAACTTGTTTAGCTGCGGAAATGTTAGGTAGACCTTGGATTGGTATGGATATAAGTAAAAATTACTGTGAAGTCGCCAGAGAAAGATTAAAAGAGTACCAAACTGAACAAAAACAGTTGAAGTTAGTTTTAGATGAACATACGAGAAATTAACGTTAAGAGTGAGAAATCAATTACTATTGTAACGACTGACGGACACGTAAAAACATTTAAAAAAGAAAAATTAAATGGACCTAAAAAGGTGTGGTTTGATAATATCATAGCATGTTCAATATCATTAATGAGTGAAACCCCTACAAAGTGAGGGGTTTTTTGTTATTATAGATATTTATTAATAAAAGTTTTTATGTCAAAGTTATTTATAAATGAGTCGGAAGCATCTCAAATACGTAAAATGTATTTAATTGAGAATGAAGTTGATAAAAAAGATGGTACTGAAATGAAAGCTAGCCAAGGGTTTTGGGACCTTATTAAATTTGAAGAAGGTGACCCTAAAAAACCAATTGGTAATATAAAAGAACCGGTACTAAAGGCTTATAAAGACACTAGTAATGTGTGGACAATAGGTTATGGACATACAGGAAAAGACGTAAAGCCGGGATTAGAAATAACTAACGAAGAGTCCTTAGAGTTACTTTATAAAGATGCTTTTGAGGCTGCCGAGTGTGTTAGAAGATTTTTAAGGGAATGGAAAGATAAAGGATTAAAAACGTATATGTTAACTCAAGGGCAATTTGATTCGTTAATATCATTAGTTTTTAATACTGGATGTGAATCAGTTAGAACGTCAAGATTTATACAATATGTTAAATTTGGTCAAAATAAAAAAGCGGCAGAAAGTATTTTATCATATAAGTCCTCGAATGATGGTCTTAAGAATAGAAGAACAAAAGAAAAAAATATGTTTATATCATGAAAAAATTAATTAAAGAATCAGGATTAAGGAATATCAACGATTTATCTAAGAGATATGAGAAAGCTAAAATATATTTTCATCAAGATTTAGACGGTGTTACGACTGCCTTAGCTATGAAAAATTATTTAGAGAATAATGGAATTAAAGTTGTTGATTCTGAAATAATACAATACGGTGATAAGGAATTTGCGGTAAAGAAACAAGATGCTAAAGGTGATACGATGCCGGTTTTAGTTGATTTCGCACATGGAAAGCCGATGTTTGTTGTACATACAGACCATCATGATAGTCAAACAGGTGTGGAAGGTGACACATCGACATCGTTTAGGTCATCAAGGTCTAATGTTGAGACACTATCACAAATAATGTCACCAAGCGATATCTTTACTGCCGATGATATTAGATTAATATCTACAGTTGATTCTGCGGATTTTGCTAAGTATGGGTTAGAACCACAAGACATAATGAATTTTGTATTTAAATTACAAAAGGATAAGTCATTACAGAAAAATAAAATGGCTTTAGGTTTAGCAACTAACAAACTTATGTTAGCATATAAGAATAAACCAGGTTTTATGGAAGATTTAGTAATGACATCTCAACCATCACTATTAAACATATTTCAAAACATTAATAGATTAGCCGCTGAAAAGGGGTATGCGTTACCTGAAGAGATGGCGTTGAATCAAAAAGATTATGTACAGAAACAAAAAGATAGTGATAAAGTTTATGTTGATGACGGAATTATAGTACAATACGGAGGAGGTTCAATGTTTAAACCAGGTTCTTATGACCGTTATACTCCATTTAAAAATAATCCTGAAGCTGACTTTATAGTAATCGCTTGGCCAATGGGGTTAGTACAAGCGTCATGTAACCCATTTAAAGGTGAGAGAGAATTGAAAGGTGTTAACTTAGGTGATATAGCTCAAGAAGTATTAAGTAAATGGGAGAGTCAATTAAGAGAAAAGATAATTCCTTTATCTACTATCAAATGGATATCAGAAGGTAATAAACAATTTGGAGATGAGTCAGTTGGTTTCACTAATGCGGATTTAGAAGCCTTTTATGGTGATAAGGTTCGTTCAATGGATGGGGGTGATGACTATATGGAAAAATTAAAAGATATAATGGACAAACCATCAACTAAGTTGACTGAAGATGAGTGGGAGATATTAGACAAATTAGGTGTACCAGCATGGGAAATGATTCAAGCTAACTCAGGTGGACACAAATGTATTACAAATATATCGGCGTTAAATTACTTCGGAAGAGGTAAGAGAAAACCTGAAGGTAAGTACAAGTATAGTAAAGATAAAGGTGATTCACCATATGTTAAGTTTGTTAAGATGATTCAAAAAGAGTTCGTAAGAAAACTTAAAGAAAAAATTAACGAGTCTAAAGGGTTAAATGAGTCAGTTTTAAATGAGGCTGCTGGATTTATTTTTCCAATAGGTAATGAAGAATTCAATGTAGGGTATGATGAGTCTGGTTTAGGTAGAGGTAAAAAAAAGGTATTAGATAAAGATGATGCAATTCACAACAGTGATTATGGTTCAGGAGACGCTAAACATCAACACAGAGGAGGTCATTTAGGTATTGATATATTTGCACCTAAAGGTACACCCCTAATTTCCGCAACGGATGGTGAAGTGATTAAAGTTAGAAAAAAAGATAGAGGTGTAGGGGGTAAGACTGTTAGTATACTTACGAATGGTATTGTATACTATTACGCTCATTTGGATTCAGTATCTAATGAAATTAAAAAAGGTGATGATATTAATAAAG